TCCTTGTGTTCCATAACTATCATCTATCTGCCACTTTATAATATTAGTAATAAATTTTAAAGGTTCTACAAATGACTTTTCAAACTGCATATCATAATCAATAAAGTTATGTAAGTTTAATTCATTAGGTAACTTAGTCATAAACGATATTGATGTTGACTGATAAACATTTGGTGTTTTCATATGTAAAAATTTAATCTTATCGCCTTCTTGAATGTAAGGATATTTACCTTGTAATTTTTTATCTTGTAAAAGATGATTATATAATATTGCACCCTTACAATGTATCGGAGCACCCTTCTTAAATAGATTATGTGATTCAGTCCATTTAGTTAATCCATTTACAGAACGAGGATAAGCAATTAACTCTGGTTTTAAGTTCATAAACTCTGTTCTAAAATCTTGTATGAAACTATTTAATACTTTATCATCTTCGTTCATAATAATAGTTAATGCTTCTTTAATCTTTTCACGACATGCAGCTGGGGTAGATGACTTAACTGCCTCAACACCCATGATTTTTAGTTTAGGTTCTTTATAACGAACACCTTCAACATCATGTGCATTTAAAATATATCTTTTCTTTGCAACCCAAATACCTTTGTCTGCAATCACTTCTCTTTTCATTTGCATTTTTTGTTCGTATGCATTTACATACTCAGCGAGTTCTTGATAACTTTTATCAATAAAAGGTTCAATTTTCTCTTTAGCAACTGTGTCCAAAAACTCCACGATTTTTTTGTTGTCTGTGTCTGATACGAACACTTTACTAACCAACTTATCAAATGTGATATAGACCGAATCCGTATCACTCGCAATGATGTAGTCCTCTCCTCTGGTATTAAGTATTTTATTAAGATACTCGTTAAGACTGTGTTCAATAAAGCGAATAGCAAGTTGACCACTTGTAGTAATTGCCTCGGCAACCAAAATATTGTAATACCTAAACCACACATTGCCGATAGCACCATATGCACTATTGAGAGAAATCTTTTTAGCCATCTGGATATTATTGAACTTAGATATATCCCTAAGTAATTTTGGGTCTTTTGTTTTTTCATAATCTTTTTGTGCCTCAAGCATTAATTGTTTGAACTTAACTCTATCGTCATACATCTTTTGCATGAGTTCTGGTAAGAAACCTTTTTGTGTTATTTTAAACAAAGCACCATTCGGTGTCATTGTTGCATCTTTTAATATTGATGTATCTACCTCTTTATTTAACATCTTTTCAACTGACATGTTTTTAACTGCTTTATCTGCAACTAATGTTTCTGGTGAAATATTATATTGCATAATCAAATGTGGATATAGTGAATTTAAATCAAATGACATTACCCACTTATGCAATCCTACGATTGGGTCTTTTACATATGCACCTTCAAACTTATCACTTTTTTCTCTTTGAATCTTTTGTGGTATAACAATATTCTTTTTTCTTAGTTCATTGTAAATGAGTATATCCCAATATTTTACAGAACCTAACACATCCATATAATTAACTTTTGCATCATAAGCCATAGTCAAACATAACTCAATCAATCTCATTTTATCTTCTAGTCTATCAACAATCTCCACATCTTGTATATTATAGTCAATGAACGATTGGAAGTCCTTTAAGTACCATTCTCGGAATGTTTCGTATGGGTTGTCATCTTTGGACTCTCCTAACTCTACATGTGCTATATGGTCAAGTCTGTAACTCTCACGACTACTATATGTAAACTTCCTATACAAATCATAATAATCTAAATGTGATACACCGAGTATATCATAAACCTGTTGTTTTCTACCCATCTTATAAACTTGTCTATCTGATACATTACCCCAAGGCGAAAGTCTATTGATTTCTTTTGCATCATATAAATTCTTAATACGATTACAAATATATGGTATATCAAAAAATTCTGTATTCCAGCCTGTAACAACATCTGGTTGATTCTTTTCCCAGAAAGTTAGAAACTCTTGGATTAACATTTTTTCTGAATCACATTTTACATAAGTTACATCATCTCTTGTATTATTATAGTCACCTATACCCCAAACTAATATTTGTTTGTTTTGATGATTCTTAATTGTAATTGATAATAATGGTTCTATTGCTTCTTCTGGATTTGGAAATCCATTTTCACACGCAACTTCTATATCAATTGTTACTACAAGAATTTTATCTATATCCCACTTTACATAAGTAGGATATTCATCTGCAATATAATTATACTGAAATAAAGTATTACCATAGATTAAATGTGGTTGGTCTTCATAAGACTTTAACCATTCTTTTGCTTCTTTAATTGTTTCGTGTTTTACAGGTGTAACAAATTGCCCATCAAGGGTTTTGTGTTTGGTTTCTTTAATTACCTTACAGAATAGGGTAGGGGAATATTTAACCTTTCGATTAAGTCTTTCACCATTCACATATTCTCTAACAAGTAGAGTATTGCCCCAAGGCGTTACATTAGTGTAAAATTGCATTATATAATTATACTCGCTTTAAACAAGTTTTGTCAATGTTTTTATGTTAATAAATCTGGTTGATTACCATAATGTTTATTTAAGGTTTCTAACTTATCTTCGGCATCGGCAAGTTTCACCACCTCTAAATCAACTGCTTGAACTAGGTCTGGATGTTCTCCAATACCAGCAGGATTTGTTTGATAAACATTTATGTTCGCTTTGGCAGCAGCAATCTCTGCCTCATATTTTTTTCTTAGTGCATCAATTATCATTTTATTTTTCCTTTTCAATTGTAAATTTAGTGGTAACAATATATTTTCTACTAGGATTTACCATTACATTTAGTCTATTCATTAAATCTTGATTAATTAAAACTTTTGTTGTTTTATCTGTTCTATCATCAATGATACATTCCACATCTTTATATGTAGTACCTAAAAATGTTATATCCATATGAACCATTGGTCTTTCAAATACTTTAGCATTAACGGCCCCTCTTTCATATTTTCTCATTTTAATTAATTTATTTTTAAATGAACCTTTTGGCATACTAAATTCATCATTACCACCTTTTGTAGACCAAAATACTGTGCCGTTTTTAATTTCAGCTTTGTCAGCGTGAATCATAACTCTTGCACTATTACCTGTATCAAAGTTAGCAGAAACATCTCCTATACCTTCTATTGTTAGTACCTCTATTCTACCGATTTCAGATGGTGTTTTAATTCTATTATCTTCATCTTCAAAATGTTGTAATAATCCCTTAATTAAATTTTCACCTGTTGCAGTTTCAATACCTTCTGTGCCAGGTGATGAGTTTACTTCTAAAATATATGGTCTTTCTTTATTTCTATCATTAGCAGGTATAAAATCAACAGCACAATAATGACCATTAACTGCTTTAGCAGCTAACACGCAATCCTCTATCTCTTGCTCTGTTAATTTAAACATTTTAACTTTTCCACCTTGTGAAAAGTTTGACCTAAAATCTCCCTTTATAACATCACGCCTCATTGAAGCAAAAACTTTACCACCTAAAACTAATACTCTAATATCAAATTCTGTTTTTATATATTCTTGAATTAACAATTCAACATCATCTGTTTCTTTATAAATTAATTGAGCAATACTATCTAAACCTTTTTCTGATTCTACAAATAAAACTCCAACACCCTTACTACCCCTAAGAGTTTTCATTATTATAGGATAATCTGTTTTTAAGTTTTTTACTGCTTGTTTAACAGCATCTTTGTTGGGTATCAGAATTGTAGTGGGTTGATTTAAACCATATTCTGCAAGTCTTAGATAACTCCTATATTTGTCAGCACACATTTGTACTGATTCTCTATTATTAATACAAGCAACACCTGCCTTTTCTAATTGTGATAATAGATTTAACCAAGAATCTTTTCTCGTAACTGAACCTCTAACCATTGCAAAAGTATCATTTTTATCTATAACAAAACCTTTTTTATCATTTACATTATGAATAGTTTTTATATCACCCTCATTTTTGATATATGCACCATCTAAAAAAACAACATAAACCTCATGACCTAACTTAGCCCCTTCCTCTTTAATTCTTTTTGCTGTGTGAAACAACTCAGATTTTTCTGGTTCATCTGATAGCACTAAAATTTTGAGTTTGGTTTCAGTTTGTTCTGTAATGAACGATTTGAAGTTTTCCATAATTTATTCTGGTTGCCATTTACCCATTGCTTCTTGCTTACCTTTATAATCTGCAAGTGCAGCTTTGATTGCATCTTCTGCTAGTACTGAACAATGAATTTTTACAGGTGGTAATGCAAGTTCATTTGCAATATCACTATTCTTAATTTTTTCTACTTCT